CTTCTTTGCGGGGGCGGGAACCTCAGCAGGCTTCGAATTGGCCGCCGTCTTTTCGGCCTCGGTCCGCGTGTCAATCTTGAGCGGCTCGGGCGTGGCAGGCTTGGCCGAATTGTCGGCAGGCTTTTCGTCGGTGGCCTTCGCGGAATCGTCCTCCGTCTTTGCCTTCGACTCGGGGCGAATCACCTTCACGGTAACCATCATCGGAGCCTTGACCTTTTCCCCGTCATTCGGGTTGGTCTTCACCGTCTCCTTCGTGAAGGTGAATTCGTACTCCTGGGGCAGCTTTGCCTCACCATCCGCCTTCGAAGCTGCGCGGTCGGCGTAACCAAACTGATTGAGGTACGCCTCCTCCAGCTCTTCGGCAGTTACCGCATTCTCCGGGTGCTGCGCAGCACCAAACTTCTTGGAGAGAACATCAGCGGCGTAATTGAACTTGCCACCCTTTTCGGTGCGAGTGGATTCGCCATCGATGAAAACGTCATCGACTCGCGTCATGTAAAGAGTTCCACCCGAAGAGCTCGCTGCCTTTCGACCGCGACCGGACTTCAGTGAATCGGCCTCGGGCAGAAGCGAAATCAGTCCACCCTCGGGCAGTGCCACATTCTGCATGGTGAGCACAGACTCAACCATCATCATCTGCGCCTTGATGGTGTCCCGCGTCGTGGCGATTGTCGGCTGCGCCGCATTCACATTTGCCTTCGTCTCCTTGGCCTTCTCCTCCGAAAGCTCTTCGGGGATGAAATTGGCCTTCGCGATTTCACGAAGCTGCTTGTTGAGCTTTTCGTACTCCTCCGCAATCGCGTCGAAACGATCTGCGATTTCCTTGACCAGCGAATTGCCGCGCTCCTGCTCGGTCTTCCAAAGCCGGTCCAGGTAATCCGTGTAACCCGGCTTCGAAGGATCCTGCGCCTTCGCCGCATTCACCTGAGCAATCCACTTGTTGACCTGAGTCACCAGGTCCGTGTAAGCCGAGATCTGATCCTTCAGAGGCTTAACAGCCGCCTCCGGCAGAACAGGCGACACTGCCTCGAAGTAGTCCGACAGAGTCTTCGTCTGCGTTTCAGCCATGATGGCCACCCTTTCAGGGTCGAGTCTGTTTCGGTTGCTTCCCATGGATGAGTCTACCAAAGAGGGTCGGCCATGGGACCGAGAATGGGCGCACCAATGGTAAAGAATTGAATGCGCCCAAACTCGAACCGACTAAGCGCATGCTTAGTGATCCGTTGTCAAGTTTTGGGTCAACCATAATCGGGGATTACGCCTAAAGGCGTCGCCGAAAATGGTTGGGTAATGCGCGCAATTCGTTGTCATCCTCTGAAACCCCAGCTGCGTGGACTTACGGGGAACCTTGTTAGACATAACGATCCGTTCCGAATTACGCGCGTCGGACCTGTTTGGCTGACCATTGAATTGGTAGTTTCGACTTATGCGGTATGCCATGTTTTCTCAGCAGGGAAGGCAATTTCCGACTTACCAATTCGGTGGCCAAATGGGTTTCCGACCAATGTATCTGTGAATGCCGCGCACGTTTCACAACGTTCGGGGAATTCGAATTTCGCTCGCTATTGAATTCTCAAGGTTCGACATCGGCCCGATTTGAAGCTTCGGGGTCCATTCACTTGTGATCAGACGGCGTCACCACCAGCTGACATGGACCAATGTACAGCGATCGCGACTGGGCACCAAAATTCCACTCGCATTTCCAGCCACGCCCAAAAAAATTGGCCAGCCGACTGGGGGATCGGCTGACCAATTCGCTGCGCCTAGAGCAGTGCCTGAATGCTGGCAACCTGCGAAAGCGAATTGTGCCAGGTGCGGACCTGATCGCCTTCGCGCCGGAAGTTTTCGGTGGCCAGGTGCTCACCCTTGAAGTAGACCCTGAGCTTTGCCTCCATCACGAAATGGTAGTCGACGGAGTATTTCAGCTGCGCCACGACCAATTCGCGGACAGCGGTGATCTGCTCGATGAACTCGAAGAATGAGTCGAACGTGTCCCAGGTGCGGCTGGGCATTTCGTACTCGTCCAGGTACGAATTGTACGAAACGACGATCTTTGCGTCGAACATGGTTCTCACCTTTCGTTTGGGCGCGGCCACGCCCTTTGGTTGGGTTACTTTGCGCGAGCGACGAACTTGAACGACTTCTCACCCTGGCGACGAATCATCGGCGCGCCATTCTTCGCTTGCTTGAATTCGTAGCTGTTGAACAGCGCGGTGAATTCAGCCTCGTATTCGGCGACGGCCAGGTCATGGAATTCGAACCACTCGATTTCCTCCGCGACCTCGGGCGAGTACTGCGGCATGGCAGGAATGGTGACCACGTTCTGAGTCGGGGTCGAAATGAAACCCAGGATCGAGAGAACCAGGCTCAGAAGAATCGCGACCATTTCACTGCCCTCCGCATTAGCGCTTGCTTTCGTTTACGGGGCAAAGCCTAGTGTGGTCCGTGATGTTGTCCAAAAATCCACTCGCGTTTCCTCTTTTCGGCACTGCAGTCTACGTTTCACTTTTTAAGCCTGTCAACCAAAAACCCTATGCCGGTTACCACGAATGAAAACAAAATTGCCAGGTTGGTGAAATGCGCAAGTATCCAACTCAATTACAAAACCCCCCAAGGCCTGGTCAACCAACTAGGAGTAGCTTACAATTAAAGCAAAGCAGCGAAAAGGTCGGCACGGCCGACGATTTTATACAGGGAGGGAATTGGCCGTCAACCAAAGTTATGTCGGGTCATACACAAACCCAATTGTTGAAGCACGTTTGGCGTTGGCGCTTAGTTCGAGCGCACTTGGTAAAAGACTTGGCTTGAGTAAGCAATACCTTTCGCGAGCCGAGCAGGGCACCTATAGCAGTTTGAACCCGGCACTTTTGCGTTGGGTGGCGAATGCAATGGGATGGACACCCCAGAGTACTTTGCAGCGCTACGTTGAATTTCAAAAGCTCAAGCGCCAAATGACGGTCGAGGAAATTAGACCGCACAAGTTGATTCGCCAGAACGACGCGACGCCCGGCAACAAGCTTTTTGAAAACTGGCGCAGTGGCTACTGGCCGAGCCCGATGGCATTTGCGAATGACTTCTGCGTGCACCCCGACCTCGTTTCAAAGTATGAGGACGGAATTCAGAAGACCATGCCGAAACAAATTCGCGAGATACTCGAAAAGTACGACCTGATAGATTCAAATTGGTCTGACAGTTTTGTCTGAAATACCAAATTGGCCCCGGAGGGCGAGGCTCTGTACGCCTCCCTGAGCGACGTTCAGACGAAGCCCCTCCATAAGTACCTGGGAGGGGGTCAACCGGCTGAGACGGCCGCGCAGGTACCTTCCCGAGGCTGCTAGGGGCTGAACAGGGGCTCGCTGGCCCCCAGACCCACCTAGATGAAAACGGTGTTCAAATGGACCGGGTGGACGAATTCGAGGCCAAGCTCGAAGCGCTTTTGAAAGAGTACGGCTTCAATTTGAGCGCTGGTGACATGGGTGCTGAAATTGATTTGCAGGATAACTCAAAAACTTTGGGTTATTGGGAAGGTTCAATTCCGGGAAGGTTCGTCAAATGGTGAAGTACGTTCGCAAGTTTTGGAAGTCCGTCAAGAGAAATCCTGTCATCAATGCGTTCGTAATCGCGTGCGCGACGCAAATTGCGCACGACTACCTGGCAAACCAAATTGACTGGACCAACGTTGTTGGCTACCTGGCCATGGTTTTGATTGGTGTAGCGACGCGGGAATTCACCGTGCCACTTTCAACGCACCACGATTTGCAGGCCAAGGTTTCGCAGGCAATTGTTGAGGGGCTGGGGCAGAGTGACCGAAACGCTCACTAATACAGAACTGGATCTCATTTTCTACATTGAGCGTTTTGCTGCTTCAACGGGCGGTGCGCCCACCGACGCTCAAATTAAGCAGCGGTTCAATAACGTCACCGACGAATTCCTGACCGGCTTCAAGCAAAACCCACTGGTACTCAAAAGCTTCAAGGCGCGTGGCATTGTTTACCCTGCCATGCAAGACAAACTGACCGACGAGCAAATGCATGCCATTGCAACCATGCTCGACCCTTACGATCGCAGGAGCGACGAAAAGAAACTGCGTGACATTGGTATTAGTACCCGCCAATGGGCGACGTGGCTTTTGGATGACGAATTTGCGGCGTACCTGACGGACCGTTCCGAACGCCTTTTGGCCAGCACCACTTTTGAAGCTCACAAGGGAATTATCAAGGGCGCTCGAAATGGCAACATAGCCGCCGCAAAACTGCACCACGAAATTACCGGCCGCTACCGGCCAAATGAAGACCAGCAAATCGACGTGCGCGCATTGCTGCACACTTTTATCGAGGTCATTCAGCGCTACGTGAAAGACCCCATTACGATGCATGCCATTGCGATGGACCTTTCAAATATTGCCAGCGCCGAAAGTCTCGCAACCGGTTTGAGCAACCAAATGATGGCTGGTGCTCAAAGTATGCGACAACGCACAATTGCTGGTTCGGTACAGTCGAACAATTTGATTCCAATTCCTAGTTCCATCGGCGAGGCCGACGATGACTGAATTGAACCCCACGCGATTTGGCGCACCTGGCAAACCGAACGAATTTGGCCAGATCGCAAGTAATCAGCACGACGATTCTGCTGGGCCTGTCAAAAGTCCACTCGAAAGTAACCTGGATCATTCGCAGGACGACACCGATATTTCACCCCGAGCGCACCACCACACTTTGGGGACTTCGCGAAACCAGGCGTCGCCAGGCAATCACATTCACGACGGCATTAGTTCGCCAAAGCTGGGTGCGAAGCAAATGAACCCGGCCGGAAACGCAGTTGTCAACCAATATTCGATTAGCGGCTCACGTGGTGGCAATGCCGCTGTGGCGTCTATAATTGCCCTGTTGAAGAATTTCGTCGACTTTGACGACAACACGACAGCTTAAGGAGTTTGAAATGCCTCCGTACGTGACGAACTTCCTGCTCGGCTGCATTCTGTTCGTTCTCCTCCTGATTCTCTGCCTCGGCACCGGAATAGCGAAGTAGGTAAACATGCTTCATGGAATTGATGTCGCCAGTTACCAGGGCGCACACCCCGATTTTACCGGTTGCCAGGTAGTGGCAATTAAGGTGACGCAGGGAAACACCTACGTAAACCCGTATTGGCAGAGTCAGCTGGCCGCCGCGCGTGAAAAGGGCTGCCGAATTGTTTTCTACCACTACCCGAGCATTTCGGCGAATGTGCAGACTCAGTTCAGCCATTTCGTGAACACCATCGGTACAAAGCTCCAGCCGCGTGATGCACTTTGCCTGGACTGGGAATGGTACGACCAGCACGGCATTTCGGAGCAGATGGCTCGGGAATTCAAGGACAAGTGGGTCGTCATTTCACGGACGGCCAAAAAGAACAAGTGCATCATTTACTGCGACGTGAACAATTGGAAGAACGTCGATACCAATTCAAATGCTGGTGACGGTCTGTGGATTGCCGATTACGTCACCGCCGGAAAGCCGCGCATCAAGCATCCCTGGATTGGTCACCAGTACACTTCCAAGCCGGTCGATAAGGACGTTTGGAATTTCCCCGACGTTCAGCACTGGGATGTTTGGGCTATGGCCAATTTCCCGAAGCCTCCGGCCTTCAAGGAAATCAGAATTGCCAAGGGTGACACTTTCACTTCGCTGGCAAAGAAGTATGGTATCAGTATTGAAAAGCTCGTGGACGACAATCCTCAGCTTCTGAAGGTTGGCGAACCGCTGCGCATTCCCAACAAGTAACGGGGTGAAATGGGAACCTACACGCCAAACCTGAAGTTCTACAAACCGGACCCCAGTGAATTTGTCGATGTCGATACGCAGCTGAATGCGAATTGGAATCTCGCCGACACGGCCGTCAAGCAATTGATGGAGTACCAATTCGCCACCGACGCGGTAATTGACCCTGGTGTCACCGTGAACCGGCCACGGTTTTTCAAATGGTCCTCAAACGCCGCCGTGCACTACGACGGAATCAGCTCGCGCACTTTCAAACAGGACACACTCGCATACGTTACACCGTGGCAGCCCCTCGGAAGTTGGGTGTCTGAAGGTTTCGCCGATGACGTCGATTTTCCCATGGGGTACCGGCTCATCAAAAAGCCTGGCGGCACGACATCCGAAGTTGAATTGTGCGGTGCCGTGCAATACATCAATCAGGCACCCATCGACATCAATTTCAATTTGACGTTCCTCCAGGCCACCGATCCGACGTTGCCCATCAAACCGGCCGTACACAAGTATTTCGATGTGTGGGGCGGCAACACATCGAGCAATTACAGCATCGCCCGGCTTTTCATTTCCGCCACCGACGGCCACATGGAACTGAAGCATTATGGTAACCAGCCATCAGCCGGGTCGTCCGGTGAAAACCGAATTGAGCTGACCGGCATTCGGTATAATATTGAGGTGACCGGGTGACAGATTACCTGAACATCCAGAAAATTGTGCCACTCCCCCCGCTCGACCCCAATGTGAATGTCGCAACCCAGCTTAATTCAAACTGGGACCTGCTCGACACCAAATTGGCGCCGTACCAAAATGGCACCACGGTCACACCGACGGAAACAGGCCAGGAATATATTAACAGTTCGGGCCGCTACGCAGTTTGGGATGGTGCTGCGGAACGGGTGCCCGACGACATTGATTCCGCCTGGTCCGCCTGGACTAATTTGCCTCTGTTCTCGTCGCGTGCAATTCGCACCGGATTTCAGCCCAAGTGGCGAAATAATTCCCTGCTGCGCATGGTGCAATTGACCGGTGGGTTTCAGGCCGATTCATCCGCATCGGCCTTCACACCGGCCAACATCTATTTTGTCACCGACGACAACGCAGCCGGTGGAATTCCCCAGTCGATGAAACCAATTGGCAGCAAGCATATTTGCCCGTGCGCGGTCGCTTTGACGGCTGGAAGTGTTGTCGTCGCCTCGGGGTATATGACGATTGACGCTCCCGGCGGCGCAGCGAATTGCCGACTACGCGTACAGTATTTGGGTGGTCCGGGTGGAGGAAACTTCGTCATGCTCGACCAAATTTGGTGGTGGTACTAAATGGCGGACCTCTACGCCAATTTTGCAGCACTGGCCGCAGCGACGGTTAAAGGTGTTGATTGGCGACTCGACATTCGAAAGCAGCGGTCATCGGCCATTTCAATTGCCATTCACGGCGGCGGCATTGAAATTGGTACCACCGAATTGGCTTCCGGTGTCGCCGCATTCTGTAGGCACAATTTCTACAGCTTCGAAGCGCTGCGCCCCAGCAACAATGGTGAACTGCACATTACGTCAACCAATTTTGATGAACCCACCGCTCTTGATATGGTGGGCAATTCGAATTACTGCTTCAGTTTTCACGGCATGGCTGACATTACCCCCGGCGTGCCTCAAACCTATGTCGGTGGTTTGGACACGGTAAATCGTGATGCCGTCATTGCAGCTTTGACGGCGGCTGGTTTCAATGCCTCCACGGGAACATCCGAATTGGATGGCTCCGATCCGACCAATATTACCAACAAAAACCGACGCCTGGCCGGTGTGCAGCTTGAACTTTCCACCCAGCAGCGAACCAATTTCTTCACTCCGGACTGGACGCGATCCAGCCGTGAAACCGGAACTCGCACCGAAGAGTTCTATCGCTACGTCAGAGCAATTGCCAGCGTTGCGAACAATTTGGGTGGCGGGGCAAGCCAGACGCCGCAATACCGATTGAATATCGCCGACCAGACGGATTACATGTCCGACATCGAAACCTGGATTAACTACAATTACGAGAAGCTTCGTAAGGCGACAGCTCCAAATTCAGGTACCACACTCCCCCAGTCCGGCGACTATGATTTGGGCGATCGGTTCTACAAAACCGACACGAAGTCCATTTACATTTTGGTCTGCAAGGATGCGAACTGGGGTTGGTTCTGGCGGCCCATTCACGACGCCATTTCACCCTGGATCACTCCCCCGAATAGTTGCATGGCTATTTCAGGGTGGACCCTCACAGCTGTTGCCGGAAAGCCATTTGCAATTGCCCTCGACAACAGGGGTAAATGCTACTGGCGCGGCACCGTCGGCCCCTCAACGGGTGCAATTACACGCAACACGTCGTACAACCTTTTCGATCCCCTGCCCGACGGAATTCGCCCACGCCTCAAAGGCGCCTACATGCTCGGGCACGAAACGCTTTCAGTCGGCACCGATGGTACCAATTTGAACGCGTACCAGGGCGCACGAATTTACATTTCAGACACCCCCACTGCAAATCCCACAGTCAGGGCATTCGGTGGGACCGCCGACCCCACAATAATTCATTTGGGTGGCGTTCAATACGCAGTCGGCACAACCGTATACGGAACATCAGTGTGAGAAAAGTTTGAACTCGCCGATTGACGCGGGGAAAAGGCCATTACCCTGGAACCCAAAGGGGGCGGACCGGAGCGACGCAGGAGTGGAGGCCGCCTCCTTTGAAAGGGGCCGGGGTTGGCCTTTTCGGGGGACCCGCGTCAAATCGAAGCGAGTTTAAAGTTTTCGAACGGAGGTTACATGGAAGAAGAACTTTGCGATTGCTCAAGTGATTTAGTTTACAAATTCAAAGAGGACTGGGTTCGTAAAGTTGAGTCTCGCGCAAAAATGAGATGGCTTTGCGTTAGATGTAAGAAGCCGCTCGTTTCTTATAAAAAGGGGTAAATGCCGAAGCGTACAGTTCCGAAAATTGCCAGTCTCCAGGATGCATTTCGAGACCTCGGGGAAAACCTTGCAAGAGTTGCTGAGTTCCCAGACATCAATTCATATGTGCCGCACTCTAAGCAGCGAAAATTTCACAACAGTAATAAAAGGATCCGCCTATACATTGGCGGAAATCGGTCTGGAAAAACTACAGGAGGAATTGTCGAGGATATCTGGTGGCTCACACGAACTCACCCTTACCAGCAAATTCCGAATCGCCCAATCGCTGGACGAATCATTTCGGTTGACTTTCTCAATGGAATTGAGAAAATCATCAAACCACAGCTCCAGCAATGGCTACCACCGTCTCAATTGCGAGGAGGTAGCTGGTTCAGTGCTTATGACGCTTCTACGCGAACACTCAATTTGGAAAACGGATCCTTCGTTGAACTCATGTCCTACGACCAGGACCTGGATAAATTCGCAGGAACCAGTCGTGATTTCGTTCATTTTGACGAAGAGCCGCCGGAAACCATCTACACTGAAAACATGGCCCGACTCATCGACCGAAAAGGACACGCCTGGATCACAATGACGCCCGTCGAGGGCATGACTTGGATTTACGACACCGTTTACGAAAAGGGAATTCTCGGCGATCCCGGCATTGAAATTGTCGAGGTCGATATGACCGAGAATCCTCACCTCGACAGGGACGAAGTTGAAATCTTCCTCGGTTCTCTTTCTGAAGATGAACGTAACGCGCGCGGCTCCGGTAAATTCGTCCAGATGGGCGGCCTCGTCTATAAAAGCTTCAACCCCAAAATCCACGTCATCGATCCCGTCGATTTCGAGGAATTCCGTGGACCTCAGTATAAGCATTACATGTCTCTCGACCACGGTTTCAATAATCCGACCGCAGTTTTGTGGCATGCGGCTGACACAGATAATCAGGTAGTGACATTTGATGAACACTATGAATCAGGGCGAATTGTCGATTACCACGCGTCCGTCATCAAGGAACGCGAAATTGCACACGGACGCACCCCCGAAGTCAGAATCTGTGACCCAGCACTCGCACAAAAGCAGGGCGTCACGGGAACTTCAATTCAAACTGAGTATGCTATCCGAGGAATTGGGTTGCTGCTTGGGAATAACGACGTTGCCACGGGCGTGGAAAAGGTAAATCAATATCTGACCTTGCGCGAGGATGGTACGCCCTCCTGGCACATCACACGGAACTGCGCTAACCTAATCCGTGAAATAAGTCGCCTGCGCTGGAAAACATGGGCGTCGAAAAAGCAGCAGTCCCAGAACAACCCGTATGACCAAATTCACAAGAAGGATGACCACGCTTGTGATGCGGCACGATACTTTTTCAGTTTCATGCCGGAATTGAAGCAAGAGGTCAAAATGCCCGAAAGGGCACAGCTCCCTCAAATTGGAGGTCAGTCAGCCAAGATGCCTGGTTTTGGTCCGTGGAATCGCGATCCGAATTTGGCACCCGAGCGTCTTGGTCAGCGGAAAACAGACTGGGTGATTTTGAACGATGATATGTAAACCGTGCAGAACTTCGGCTGACTTTCAGAAGCAGGATCCTTCTTATGCAGCAGCCCAACGTGGTCACAAATACTGCACCGGCTGCGATTGTCAGCACCACCCCGTAGGCACTCGTCAAATTGTGAGGCAAAAATGACTGATCTCGACCCCGAAATCTGGAACAACGAAACCCTTGGCGCCGCTGCGAATAATGAGCGCCTGGATCGACTTGAGCGTCAGCAGCTTGAGGACCGTTCGGCAAAGCTTGAAAACCGTGAGCCGCGCGAAATTGTGGTGGATAACACCTACCCCGATTGGACCCCCGAGGTAAATCCTCGAACGGGAACGGTCGCCTCGAATTTCACCCCCGTTCGATTTGCCGATGAGCAGCCGAATGACGTTGTTCAGACCGGCACCGACATGAAGCCGGAGGGAATGAGTGACGAGGAATGGTCTGGTAATTCGGAAGGATCGACGGTTTCAGACGAGTCTGAGCCGCAGCAGGATGGTTCGACTGAATCTGTCCATGGCGAAAGTGAATCGCCTATGTTTGATTCGACTCCGCAGGAAGACGCCGAGCAGTGATTGAGCCTGTAGACGTTCAGCAAATTGCCGAGGAGTATCCGAATTCCCGTTTCAAGATTACGAATGTCCCAATCCTCAAGCCTGGGGTTTGCTTTATTTGCGGCGACTCTGGTGGCACCGATTTTCGACAGTTCGTAGATTTCGGGAAGACGGTAGATTTCTACGGCGTCGTTTACGTCTGCACTTTCTGCATCGCCGAAATTGCACAGCTGCTCGGGTTCACGAACAATAACAAGCAGATTGTGGCAGCTCACAACGAAATTGCAGAGCGCTACAACGAATTGCTCACAAAGTCAATGGAGATGGAGAATGACTTCCGTCGTATCCTTCGGAATTGCAATTGTGAGCCTGTCATCAGTGGCGAGTCTGTCGCTCTGGTTGATGTGGAAGCAAATTCAGACGCTGACGAAGCAGAATCAGACGCTGACGAATATGGCGACGTCGAAGAATCTGGAGACGTTTCAGAACCTTCAGGCGATGACGACGCACCAACCCCAAAGCGCAGACCTCGAACCAGTAAATCCGCTGAATGATGAGGCGGTTGCTCATCGCCTCGCTGAGGATTTCAAGCGCGCTGGTGTTGATCCCAATTATGCTTATAATCGGGATGACAGTAGCTTTCTTGATGAATTCGGACTGAACTAAATTTAAAAGGAGGTGAATGGCAAACAATTCATCTGTGGTGCCTGGGGCCGATTCGAATGTCTACTCCACGGAGCAGATTTCAGAGTTGGCCTCGCGGTCCAAGAATAAGGATTTTGAGAACCAGGTCATTTCATGGACGAAGTCCGCTCACCTCCGATGCCGGACCGTCCGAATGCAGCTGGAACGCCAGTGGTATTTGAACCTGGCATTCTATCAGGGGAAGCAAAATGTTCAGCTTGTACCTACGTCGAATAGCAGTGGTTCTAGCGTTGGCGTTCGGCTTTACATTCCCCCCGCTCCATACTATCGCGCTCGCCCTGTCATCAATCGCATTCGTCCAATCATTCGTACAGAACTATCCAAACTGACGTCGCAGAAACCGTCGGCGACAATTGTTCCGTCCACGAGTGATGATTCTGATTTGGCAGCCGCTCAGGCTGGTGAACAAATTTGGGAATCGGTCTACCGCGAGAAAAAGATTCACGCAACATTTCGTCAGGCAATGTTGTGGACGCTTTGCTGTGGGACTGGCTTTATCAAGACGTACTGGGATCCCAACAAAAAGAGTTCCCAGTGGCAGCCACCGAATCAGCAGGAAGCGCTGATCCTGCAAATGCAGGGTATGAAGGAAAAGCCCGCTGACGGTGATTTCTGCTTTGATAATGTGACGCCGTTCCATTTGTTTGTTCCTGATTTGATGCAGGAAGACATTGAGGATCAGCCGTACGTAATTCAGCTGCAAACCCGCACCCCGGAATGGGTCAAGCTGAATTATGGTCTCGTCGTTCCTCCAAATGTCATGGAAGCGTCCGACATCATCAACGACAGTTTCCTCAACCTCGTGGGCGCTGGACAATTCCGCAAGGACTCCGTCGTTTGCTACGAGGTGTGGGTAAAGCCTGGCAACGTCGAATTTCTACCCGACGGCGGAATGTTCACCATCGTTGGTGACAGGCTCGTCCAATTCGTCAAGGGTAATCCGTACCAACATCAGCAGTACCCGTTTTCGAAAATCCCCCACATTCCGACGGGTCGCTTTTACGCTGACAGCATAATCACTGATTTGATTCCGATTCAGCGTGAGTACAACCGCACGCGCGGCCAAATCACCGAGAACAAAAACAAAATGGCCCATGAACGCCTTTTGGCGGCCAAGGGCTCAGTTACGGCTTCGAAAATTAGCACGGAGCCGGGTCAGGTAATTGAGTACAATCTCGGTTATCCCGCTCCGACTCCCATGCCGATGCAGCAAATGCCCGCGTACGTTCTTCAGGAAATCGATCGACTCTTGATGGACTTCGAGGACATTTCTGGTCAGCATCAGGTTTCAAAGGGTCAGGTTCCTTCGGGCGTCACCGCAGCCACTGCAATCAACTATTTGCAGGAGCAGGACGAAAGCATGCTTTCGGTGACGCATAATGGAATTGAAGAGGCCTTTGAAAAGATTGGCTACCAAACCCTTTGCCATGTTCAGCAGTATTGGGACATGCCGCGAAAGGTTCGCGTCGTCGGTAAGAACGGATTCTTCAACGTAATTTCATTTAGCGGTGCTGATTTGAAGGGCAACACCGACATTCGCGTTGAGGCCGGTTCTTCTCTGCCGACGTCAAAGGCAGCCAAGCAAGCATTCCTTATGGACATGATGACCCAGGGATTCATCCCGCCTGAAAAGGGTCTTGAACTCATGGACATGGGGGGCGTAAATAGACTGTATGAGGAAATACAGATTGATTCTGCTCAAGCTTCGCGCGAAAATATGCGCATGGCTGCGGTAACGCAGGATCAAATGAGCGCTTACGCTGAAACTTTTGTGCCGACCGATCCAATGACGGGTCAGCCGGATCCGTCTCAGGGTTTGATCGACCCAAATACTGGCCAACCTTTGGTGGATCAGGCCGGGAACCCCACCGAGCCTCCACTTATTGTGCCGGTCAATTCGTACGACGCGCATCAGGTGCACATTCAGATTCACAATACGTATCGCAAGTCTCAGGAATTTGAACAGCTTCCCCCTGAGATTAAATCGCTTTTCGAGCAGCACGTGAATCAGCACATGATGGCAATGGGAATGATTCCTGGGCAGCCCGCTCCCCAGCAAGGCCAAAATGCGGTAACATCTGGTGGAGTCGATCAGGGTCAGGTCCCGGATCAAATGCTTCAGGCAATTGCTGGAAGCCCACAGGATTCAAATGCTGACCCAAGTCAAATGGGCCCTGGCCAATCTGGTCAGCCTGGTCAGCAAATGCCTCAAGAGGGAGGTGCACCAAATGGCTAATGCATCGATGGGATTCACTCGGGTAACGGTCGCGAATTCCCTGAAGGCTGTTCCCGACATGGGTGGCGTAACTTCTGGTTTTGCCACACCGGCCAACTATGTTTCCGTCGGTTCGCTGCGAAGCCGTCTCGCCGCTGCAAATGGAACGTATTACACGGCGGCGAAGCTCGACCAAATGACGGTCAACGACATGGTTTTCGCTCTTCGGTCGATTGACGACAAGACGACGATTTGCGATTACATGCCGACGTCCACCGCGTGAAATGCCTTTCAAATCAGAGTCTCAACGTCGCTATCTCTGGGCTAATCACCCGGAGATAGCGCGCCGTTGGACAAATGAGTATGGGAGCAAACCAATGGCAATCCCCCCGCAGTTTCTGAAGGGTAAGCAGCCGCAGCAGGATGACCCGAAGGCTGCCGCAAAGAAGAAGAAGGCTGCTGACCGTCTTGCAACGCTGAAGACAAAGCAGAAGGGTCAGTGAAATGGATCAGTCGCACGAACGTGTAACAAATGATTTTGGGTACCATCCGGCGACTGACATTACGGCTGAAATTCACAATGCGGCTAGAGCCAATTTTGCCAATCTGGCTCACTGGGTAATCGACAATGTACCTCCGGGCGATAACCGACGAATTTGCATTGAACGTCTCGGTGAAGCTTTGATGTGGGCAAACCGAGGCGTTGCCGCAGATTCAAACTCCAGCGCTCTTGTGGACCTTGAAGGTCCGCAGTAACTTGTAAACGGGTCTAGGGCCCCTAGACCTTCCCGCCCGGTACGGCTTCGATTCATTGCAGCTGTGGTTCAGCCGGGCGGGATTCCTAGGGGTACGGGCCGGAAAAGGGGAAATTATGGACGGCATTGAAGGCGGAGAGGTACAGGGCGGAATTGACGGCGGTGCCGTTGAAAATGCTCCAGGGCCAAATCCCGCTTGGAGTGACGTTCTTAGCGTGATTCCTGAATCGCTTCACCCCGCAGTGACTCCACATTTCCAAAAGTGGGACCAGGCTTCTCAGCAACGAATTGAAAGCGTCAATCAGCAGCTTTCGCAGTTTGATGCCTACAAGCCTTTTGTTGAGAATGGAATTGGTCCCGAGGATTTGGAGCAGGGGCTTCAGCTGATGTACCAGCTGAATACAAATCCCCAGGGCGTTTATCAGGCTATCGCTGAGGCTTATGGATATGGCCAGCAGCCAAATCAGCAGCCTCAGGAAACCGAAGAGCAGGAACCCGGTTTCCAGGACCCGCGCTATGACGAATTGACTGCGCAGCAGCAGCAAATGCAGCAGGGCCTTGAATTGGTCGCTCAGACTATTCTTCAGCAGCAGCAGCAAAAGCTCGAAGCTGAAGCCGAAGCTGAAGTTGACGCTGAGCTGAATCAGCTCAAGGATAAGTACCCTGGCATTTCGGAAGAATTTGCACTGGCCTTGATGGTGAACGGTTTTGACGTAAACCAGGTCGGTGAGCGCTGGCAGCAAATGAGTCAAGGCCTCCTCCAGCAGAATCCCCGCCCATTCGCCCCCAATGTAATGGGAACAAATGGTGGAGGAACGGGTCTCCCTTCTCAGGCAATTGACCCAGCAAAGCTGAGTGGTGTTGACCGGCGCAATCTCGTTGCGCAAATGGCCAAGCACATGATGAATCAGCCATAGAATTTAAATCGGAGGCTAATGGGGGCAACCCTAACTACCGCGACGAATATCCTCAAGGAAATTTACGAGCCCAAGATGCAGGACCAGCTTATGAATGAGCTGGTCACGTCAAAGCGCCTTGAGCAGACTTCCGAGGGTGTCACTTCTGACGTCGGTGGAAAGTACGTCGTCTTTCCAATTCACGTGAAGCGTAACCACGGAATTGGTGCCCGCCTTGAAATGGAGCAGCTGCCCACTGCCCAGAACCAGGGTTACGCATCGGCTCGTGTTTCGCTCGCGTACCTTTACGGTGCGGTTCGACTTTCCGGTCAGACCATGGAACTGGCAAAGACGAATGCGCAGGCTTTTGCTTCGGTCCTGGACCAGGAAATGGAAGGTCTTCAGACCGACGTTGCAAAGGACATGAACCGCCAGGTATTTGGTACCTCGGTTGGTGCCCTTGGAACTGCGACCGGTGCTTACGCTGGTTCCAACACCATTCCAATGACCAATACGCAGTACATGGAAGTTGGAATGTTCGTCGATGTTTACGACTCGACGGGTGTTACGCAGCGAGCCACGGGTCGAAATGTCACAGCGGTAAACACCGGTGTTTCGATTGTTGTTGATGGCGCCGCAATTGCCGGTGGCGCGGTAGGTGACATTGTCGTTCGCCAGGGAAACCTGAACCGCGAGACAATTGGCCTTTCGCAGATTGTTTCCAACACGGGTGTTCTTTACAACATTGACCCCGCCGTTGAGGCAAAGTGGAAGTCCATCGTAAATGCGAACGGTGGAACGAACCGCGCCATTTCCGAGTCGCTGATGATTAAGACTGTTGACGACATTCGGCAGCAGGGTGGACGGACGACGCTGATTACCACCACTCCCGGTGTTCGCCGTTCGTATTTCAACCTGCTCGTGCAGCAGCGTGAATATTCGAACGTCACCGAATTCGAGGGTGGTTTCAAGGGTCTGAAGTTCACCACCGATGTCGGTGAAATTCCCATCATCTCCGATTTCGACTGCCAGCCAAACCGACTGTACTTCCTGAACGAAAAGGCGCTGAAGTACTACCGCGAATCTGACTGGTCGTTCATGGACCGCGATGGTTCCAAGTGGCAGCGCGTAATTGGTTTCGACGCCTACGACGCGACGCTTTACACGTATCGTCAGCTGGGTTGCCACCGCCGGAATTCGCAGGCTCTTGTGGCTGACGTCACGGAGAGCTAAGCTAGTTCTGCGTTGGGTTTGGTTCCGGGGCGGTTGTGGGTGAAAATCCCCGCAGCCGCCCCTTTCATGTACCTGGAGGAAAATGGCGAGTTCCATCAATGACAAACTTGCTGGCGCACTTGTAACCGTTGACCAAAATGCCGGACGCTATGCAATTCAGGTTTCAGGTCTTGGAGCTGCCGATCAGGGCGTACCAATTGAAAGTTCAATTCCGGTGGCGTCGCGAGCAACTTCTACTTTCAACACTGGAAAGCAGGCCGCTCCGACCGCTGGCACCACAATTGCAACCCTGACGGTTCCGGCTCAGGGAACCTATGAAATTGAACTCCATGCTTTCATTGGTGGCACAACCGTCGCCAACGTCGAAATCGACAATATGGAGCTTTTCGTTAATGGCGCCAGCGTTGGCCGCATTATCAATGGTGTTGCGGGAACGGCTGGTGCCGGTGGAATTAACCGTCGCGTTTTCCGGTACGACGGTAATGGCACAATTGCCATTAAGGCAAATGGTGCGTCCACGGCTGGTTCAATTTACGCTGCCACGATTTCCGCAACGAGGATCAACTAAATGGATCTCACTGACGACGGGCACATTTACTTTCCCACGAATGACGGCAATTGGATTTCTGAGAAGCAGCGCAGGGTCAATGAAATCCTACAGGACTTCGATCCTAATTTGCAGCTTCAGTGGATTCCTCCGGGACGGCGAAACGAAAAAGACGAACCATTTCGAGTCGTCTGTTTCCCACGCAACGGTCATCCATATTTGGTCTGCACAGCGATGGAGGCTGACGAGAGACTTCTTGCGAACGTTTTCAATGCCAAGCAGGCCAATAAAGGTGGCAACCTGCTCTCTTGGCTCGACGATTACAATCGTGCCAAGGAAATTTATAACGCCAAGATCAATCATGAACGCCGCCAAGAATCTCGTGAAATGGCTGCCGCCATCGCCAGGTCCAACAAAAGCAGTTACAAGCTTTATAATCACCGGGGTGATTTGATTGACATTCACCGTCCAGCAAGTGAGCGACCGAGTACGACGCACATTTGGTGATGATGACTCGGTTCAAATCAAGGATTCCGATATTCTTGCCTGGGTGAACGCTGCCCAGAATGCAATTGCCACCGACAACGAGGAATTGCTCGAAACGGTAGCGTCAGCGGATATCGTAGCAGGGCAGCCGGATTATAGCTCTCCCGCCGATTTGAACGTTTTGCGTTCCCTGATGTACAACAATTTCAGGCTGCGTGGCTTGAGTTTCGCGCAGTTCAATGAATACCTTGACGGTTTCAAGGCCACCACTTCCCAGGGTGGTTTTGGAGGCGGAACTCCCGAGGTTTTCATGGTGTACGGCGGAACGATTACGCTTTTCCCCACGCCAAATCAGTCCATCACGTCGGGCCTGAAAATTTACTACGCCAAATACCCCCCTACCGTTTCAACACTGACGGACAATTTGTCGGTCCCTGACAGGTATTTCGAGCCGGTGGTTTCGTACGTCCTGAAGCAGGCGTACGAAATGGACGAAAACCTCTGGATGGTTGACCTGAAGAGTCAGGATTACACCCAGAAGGTCCAGAAATTGAAGGGGCAGGAAAAGGTAACTTCGAACGAATACTATCCGACGATTACAACGCTGCCCGAAGACGATTTGTACCTGGACTCTGGCGGTTTCTATGGCTAGCCAAATCGGTGGAAGCATGCGGCGCTGGACCAGTCCAGTCCGCGAAATGAAAATTGGCCCCTACGCCGGTGGAATTAACTCATATTCCGACGTCTCGGCCATTGCTGAGAATGAAATGACGGACTGCGTCAATTTCGATATTGACTTGGACGGCAGCCTCAAATCTCGACCCCCGTGGAAATTGCTCTATGGAACCTCGACGACGGTCGCAGCGGGATCACTCCCCCCGGACTCGAATCAACTTCTCCTCGGAAGCTTCGTTTACGAGGGCGTACAATTCATCATCGTCAATTCATGCCACACTGGAGCGTATGCAGCATACGTCTACTACGTTGGCGGACCAAATTCGGGCGCCTTTTCTAAAATTGCCGACGGAACCTACGCCGAGGCAATTCGATACGGCGACGTGGTTTACCTCACCCCAGGACCGGAAGGCGGAAATGCCTCACTCGGTACTGGACAAAGTTATGCCCTCGACACTGGTTTGGTCACAGCGCTGCCCAATATGCCCCGAGGCTATGCAGCTTGCGTTTACAAAGACAGACTCTGGATTTCAGGACGACGTGGGATTGTCAATAGTTCGCGCCTCTTCTTCAGTGACCTGTCTACTTTCGGAACGTTTCAGAGTTCTAGCTTTTTCGACATCGCACCCGGCGACGGAGATGCTGTAAATGACCTAATTGTCTACCAGGACAATTTGGTCATCATGAAAGACAACAAGACCTACGTTCTTTCGTATGACCAGGGTCCGCCGCAGGCTGTTTTGACGCAGGCGAGTTCCACAATTGGCGTGATGGGTCGAAATTGTGTTGTAGCCTATGAAAACTCGATTTTCATGCTTCAATACAACGAGGTCTATGAAATGACGAATTACACTTTCACTCGCGTTTCAGTGAAGGTGCCATTCGAATATGACCACACGACGCCATTTGAGGGTCAGACCTCCACAATTGACGAATGGTGGAAGTTTGCTCAGAGTCTGAGTTTGGTGGGTGACAGGCTTTATGCCCGATTCTTCAATCGAATGTACATTTACCATCTTCGACTTCGGGCCTGGACGCGGTACGAAAGTAACGACGAAAACATTCACTACATCGGGAAAGCAGTTCGACTCGACAATACAAACACAGACCTCAATCGCGGATATGAATCCTACGTCGCTTGCAGCGCTCTTGGAAAAGTCTCGGACGCTCAGGGATTCGGTACTACCGGAGCCTGGAAAGCCTACATGAAAATTTACATCATGCAGGATCGCTACGAGGATACAATTCAGGAGAACGGTAACATTTCAATTGTGCCGGTCGATATCTCCTGCTCGATGACGACCAAAGCCTACGATATTGGTTTGAGTCAGCGATTCAAGCGTTTGATGCACTGGGGAATTGATTGCATCACCGGGCGTGACGTAACGGGAATTCTGTACCCGTTTTCAGTTTTCTACAAAGTGACCTGGAGTCAATTGACCTCCCATCAGTGGAGCCAATTGAACACTTGGCAATTCCCTTTCCTGGAATTTCCTCAGGTCGTCGTTTCGCAGCCCCAAGGTTCAGGTTTGGTGCGCCGATTCATTCGGTTCAGTAGGAGCCTTCGTTTTCGGCTGATGCAATTCAAAGTTGAAATGACGACATCTGGCAATACCGTGGATGGTCCTGCTAGACTTTACTCAATTACAGCTTTTGTTGCTGCAAAGCAACTTACGCCGGATGCGGTGAACTAAAATGCTAGGGAGAAATTTTTCAGGTGCCCAACGAGTCCCAAATAAAGCGCCCGGATTCCAGGGTTTCAACCCTTACGCTGCCGGATCAAAGCATTACGGCGGTGGACGTAGCATGCCGAACATTGGCCCCACATCGGACCAACTTGGCTACGCCGAGCGAGACAATAAAGCGGCAGCACGAAAGCGCGCGCTTTTGCGTAGACTCGGTGGGCAAATGTCAGGAGATCCGATGAGCCCGAATATTATGGTCCCCGACTGGACGGGAGGTTTTTAAATGGCGACTATGCCAAATACGCCCCCAGTGTCGCATCCAACACCACCGAAAAGATATAAGAAGGGCGACCCATTCACGCCTGCCGATTATTTGAAGGGCAGTCGAAAGGTTGGCGGCGCATACACCGCATGGGACACGTACGGTCAGGGAAGGCCCGATTTCGGGGTCGGAGCGGGCCCTGGAACGCCGTACCACGAGGTACAGAAGAAGGTTAAGGCTCCCGCACCCTGGGGCTCTATGGGGCACAGTCAGACGCCTCTACCCAAATGGGCTGGCGGAATGCAAAGCCTACCCACGAATAACACCGCAATTGGCGGAAGCGATCCGCGCATCACTGCAATTCGAAAGCGTTTGGGGTGGGCGATTCCGTGACGACTCCAATTCAAACGGTTCTGGGAGCGCTGCACCCGAAGGTTTCAAATGTGGGCGCCACTCCCCCACCGAAGCCGCCAGCTCCGCCTAAGACGACCAAAGTGACGCCGTCGAATAAGACGGGAAGCCGACCGGCGAAGGAAAAGGCTAAGCCGAAAAAGCCGTCGGCGACGCAGAAGTATTTGGCTGGCGACACGACGTATCAGCAGCAATTGGCTGATTACAATAAGTCAAAGGCAGATTACCTTTCCAACTACACTCGCCAATCGGGAATTGTAAATAGAGACTACGCCGAAAGCACCCGACAGCTCAATCGTCAGGGAGCCCAAGACAGACTCGACCAGCAAAACGATTTTGCCGGAAGAGGAATCCTTCACTCTGGAGTTTTCGCAAAAGCTCTCGGAGATTACAACACTGATTTCAACGCTCGAATGGCTTCACTCACGAATGGGCGGACGGATCAGCTAGGGGATTTGGCAGCTCAGAAGAAGAGTTTCCTTGAGCAGCTTCAAATCGAAATGAACAATGCAAAGCAGGACGCCATTCGTCGGCGCGCGGCTCAATTGGGGATTTAAATGGGTGTAGCTCCTCCAAATGCTTACGCCTCCATGAACGGGGGCGGTAAGAAGAAGTCTTCTTCAAAGAGCAGTGGCAGCTTTTTTGACATCAACAACGCCATCAAGAACATTCAGGGTCTCGTTGCTCCAAATGGTTTGCTGACGGCTGGACCCAGCCCAACTTCCCTTGCCGAAGCAATTGAACGGCAGGCGGCCGGTCAGGATGCACAGGTCCAGCAAAATCCGACAGGAACCGGAACTGATCCTTTCACTGCGCTCCAGAACCAGCTTTTCAACGCGGCCAATTCTATTTCGGTTGCAGCCACCCCACTGGAGCAATTGCGTAAGCTTGCCGAACAGCAGGTTGCCGCGCAGTACGATCCGCAGATTTCTGCCGTCAGTAACGAAATCAAGACGCACGTAAAGCGTGGCAAGCGATCCGAGCAAACGGCTCGCGACATGTACGGCAGCCTGGCGAAAGACTATTTGGCTCAGCTGCCCGACATTACCGCGCAATACAAGGCGCAGGATGATGAGGCAAATCAGCGCTACGATCAGGCGCAGCAGCAAATGCAAAATGAGTATCAGCAGAATGCTCAACAGCAGGATGCCGTTTTGAAGCAGCTTGGAGTTCAGGCCGCCGCTCCCGACGCTTCGCAGCAGTCAAAGGACGATCAGGCTTATTTCCAGAACCAGAGCAATTTGGATCAGCAGAATGCTCTGAATGCCCTGGCTCAGCAGCAAATGGCCGAGACGGATTACGCCCGTAATTTGGGCAACAGTTCTCGCATGGCCGGTGAAAATACGGCTCAGTCAATTGACCAGCAGCTCAGCGACTATTTGGACCAGGCTGGCGGTCAGCTCGATTCACTGACGGCCGGTAAATCGCAGGCAATTGCCGCACTGCTTCAGCAGCTCCAAATGCAGGATCAGCAGCGAGTTCAGCAGCAGGGTCAGCAGCAATTCGACAACATGATGAAGCTGTACAATTTCCAGCTTCAGGCCCAAAATGACGCGGCAAAGGCTAATCACCTTCAGGGTTCCGGTTTTGGGGGCAGCGGTGGCGGTGGTCTTTCTGGGCTGACGACCGGTCTTCCCGGTGCTTCGAATTACCTTGCGTCTCAATTTCCGAATCAGCCAATCCATGCAAATCAGCTGATGGATCTGATTCAGAACGTGCTTTCGGACAAGACAGTGAAGCAGGGTAAATTCATTCTGCAGCCGGGAGATCCGTCGCTCGGCAAGGATCCAAAGTATTCTGACGTTGGTCAGCAGTACATGGAGGGTTTGCTCCGAAAGGAGCTAATGAATTCGCCGTACGCTAATAACCCGCTTGACATTAATGCAGCGCTAGCGGCTCTCGAAGCGTACCTTGGAAAGGTGAGGTGAAGTGGCAAAGTACACTCCCCTCAATTTGAACTTTCTTCAAAGTTACGGTCAGCAGCAGTCAAACATAGCCAACACCGCGCAATTCATCATGTCTAATGCTGGCTGGTCAAAAGAGCGCATGGATGCAATTGCCGCTGCGCAAAAGAAGGCTCAGCAGGAAGCGCAGGCTGCATACAATTCTGCCCACAAGCAGACTTTTCTTGGTAGCGTTTTCGATTTGCTTCAGACGCCGCTGTATGGAATTGCGAATGCGCTCGATGAGGGTTTGGCCGCCCACCAAAAGGATTCGAACGATTCGGTTCTGCATGATATTGGCGAAACGCTTCTGCATGGAGTCGAAGGCGGAGTAAAGGGTGGCCTTGCTGGTTTGCGCGGTGCTACGGGAATTCTCGATGCACTGCCCGGCGTAGACATCAATGACGAATGGCAAAGTGACCCCACCGACAAAACCCATTTCTCGGATGTCGCCATTCGCAAGGAAACCGGACTTTCCACAGCTGACGCAGCAAACCCTGAAAACTGGGCCAAGGTTAAGCCGAAACTGGAGGCTGCAAACAAGAAGGGGCTGTTCGACAAAACCTTCTTCGAGCTTTTCATTCCAGACAACCTTGATTCGCCGAATGCGCAGCAAAATTACCTGCGCAATACCATGCTTGCCGGAATTCCATCCGACATTGGCGCGGACCCGCTGAATTTTGTTACTGGTGGATTTGGCGGCGGAGCTAAGGCCGCAAAGGATATTACCGAGGGCGTCGATGCCGCTCGGGGCGCAAAGGGCACGACCGACGCAATTCTAGCCGGACTGAATTCAAAGGCCAGCAGGACACCCGAGGCTTTCAAGGGTGCGCTAAATGCGCCTGCGCCGGTTACGGGAATTGCCGAAGCCACCCCCGAGGCCGCTGCTCAATCGGTGAGCAAAATTGCCCAGCCTGGTGAAATTGCTGGCGGCATTCCAAATGTCTCGCCAAAGGGTAATGACTGGCTCGGCGATTTGATGGCCGCAGCATCCCGCAAAAGTGAGAACATTCCCGCCCAGGGTCTCGAAATTCCCCTGAGCGCCCCCAACGGTTCGGTTTCTCAGCTGAACCTGGCGAAGAAAATTCTGACGTGGGCCGGTAGCGGTGACAAAACCTGGGCGTACAAAGCTGCGGACCTTCTGCGAAATGCCAGCTCGAAGGTCGAATGGACCAAAACTGAAGCGCTCCTCCAAAAGGCCGACGAGGTAATTAAGAAACTTGGTCCTCGCGGTGTAAATGGTCTTGCACCGGTTCTGCGAAAGTACATTGCAGAAGATGTCGAAGCCGCGCGAACTTTGCCCACGCGTGGTGAAGACTCTGCACGGCTTCCCCTGAACACGAAGACCGACGTTTCGGTTCGCATTGGTGCACCGCTTCTTAAAGTTGCCGAAGCTCGAATTGCAAACCGAGCGATCAGGAAGTTTGAACGTGAAATTTTTGGAAGTGCTCGCGCTCCAGGCACTGGAGAAGGACTTGCCCGCGCAATTGCCGCCGGGGATAACGTGCGGTATTCAGGTCCCCAGCAAGCGCGCATTTGGAATTACATCACCTCACAGCTCAAATTCGCTGGAGCCACAAAGTTTGACAAGGCTGCCAGAATCTCCCGAGCCGTCGAAAATTATTTCATCACGAAGGGAGTAATTCCTCACAGCGCCGCCTCAATTGCCGGAAAGGGAGAATGGCCCGGAGCTGTACCGCTTCGACTTTCGGACGTTGCGCAGGCTCTTGGGCCGCAGCGGTTCGGAAATTCCCACGAACTCATCACCAAAATTCTGGCAGGCCACCCCAAGGCTCTGCAAAGCCTTACCCCGGAGGAAATTACAAAGCTTCACGATTTGAGAATGCATGAGGCGGTCGCCGCCGCACCGGCTACAAATCGTGGAATTGAGACCGGTAAGGACCTTGCCGACCAAATAGCTAAGGCTAATTTGAGCGTTGGCCGCAAAAAGGATTTGATGGCCCAGGCTGTCAAAACGGCTGGGGAAACTGCGGCTGCCGCTGGATCCGGTGATGTCGGTGCACACGTTGCAAAGACCTTTACCGGTAATTTGCTCGGTGAGAATGATGCAATCAATGCCGCCATGCGTGCAAATCGTTTGAAGACTGAGGCCTGGCTGGGAAAAGTCGCAGTGACGGGAAAGGGCGTAATCAACGAGCCCGATTTCGTCAAGTCCGTGACAAGCGCCATTACAAAGGCATCTGGATTGCCCTCACCTAAAAACCTCAGTGGCCTGACTGGTTTGGCTGCAAGGGTTTCCGATTGGGCAGGTGCACGATTTAACGCGTCCTACGGTATTCAGGACATGAGCCCCATGCTCATCAAGGCAAACGCTTCTGCCATGGCCACGACTGCGCGAAGGGCGAAAATCATCAATGATCTGGGTCGCCGCTTTCCTCCGCGTGACGTTGACCTTTGGAATGAGGCTTTTCGCACAGCCCAACAGAACGGAATTTCAGATGGCCGAGTCGCGGAACTTCAGTCCGAAATTGCCAAGACGATGGAAAACTTGGTTGGCGGGTCCGGGCTGCGCGACGGTGCAATTTCTGACAGTACTGTCGTTGGGCGTAATCGCCTTCTCATGGATGAGCTCAATCGGAACCTGAAGCGATTTGGTCTGAGTAGCTTCAAATTCGAGAACGGCAAAAAGGTGGAGGATGCCGCAGGCGTCGTTCACGATTTGTCGAAGGGAGTTGATTGGCTGAAGTCTTGGGAAACCTGGAACGTCAAAAACCCATACGAATTCCTGCACAGGTTCCAGAACGCCATCGAATACACCGTTCGCGAAAAGAACCTTTTCGATGACATGGTTTCGCGTTTCGCCAGCGACGTAAAGCACGGTGATGTAAAGTTTGGCGTCAACCACCCACGCCTGAAGGGTTTCTATTTCACCCAAGAAGGTGCACGCCAGGCTCAGCAAGTAGTTTCCATGATGGAACAAATAGCTACGCCAAGCGCAAAGTCGCTTCAGTATTTCGACCATGTCATGTCGAAAATTAAGGCTGGTCTGACAATTTATGGTGGTTTCACCGGCCACCAAATGACCAACCTAATCGGTTCGACCATGTTCAATTGGATTGCTGGCCTTAATAAGCCTGCGCGCTACGAGCAGGCAATTAAGGTCATGATGTCTCAAAAGGGCCGGTACGGCGATATTGCCAACTTTGACAAATTGACCGGCCCGAAGGCTTTGGAACAGGC